CGAAAAGTTCGGTTAAAGTGCCAGTTAGCTGCACTTGCTGCGTTCCATCTGTCAGTTTGGTTAGCACTTGAGCGAGCGTTGCTTGAGTCGCAAAGTCCTTCTCATTGAGCCCGCCAAGCGCCGTCTGAATGAGCTGCAACGTATTCTCGGTTCCTACTGTTTTTCCGAGCTCTATAAGCCCTTTCAAGAGCGCAATGGCCGTAGCCGCCTGGGTTGTATCAGTCTGCGCCACGTCAGCACGAGCCCCCAGGCTGTCGATCGCGCCGTCCGTTGCCTGCACTTGCTGCGTTCCATCTGTCAGTGCAGTCTTGATTTGTTCAAGTGTTTGCTCTGTTGCCTTCGCTGCTACTGCGTTGCTGATTGTATCAAGCACCAGTTTGACGGCTTCTTGATTGGTCGCCGTGCTAAGATCTCCGAGCGCAGTTTTGATCTCACCAAGTGTTTGCTCGGTCGCTCTAGCTGCCACTGCCGTGCTGATCGCGTCGAGCACAGCCTTGACTGAATCTTGTTTCGTGGCTGTGGCCGGGTCGCCGGAAAGCTTCGTCAACACCTGCGCCAGCGTTGTTTCAGTTGCCCTCTTTGAGATCACGTCGATGAGCCCTTTGAGTAGAGCCAGCATCGATGCCGCCTGGGCCGGGTCTGTCTGCTTCGCGTCCTCGGGCGCTCCGAGAGCCGCGAGCAGATCATTGAGCTTCGGCGCCATGTCCTCGGCCGGCTTCCACGCAAGTGTCTCGCCAGACCGATCCAACACCTGTGGTACCGGCACACCGGTCTTGCGTATCAGGTCCGGCAGCTCAGGATGTTCTGACATCATACATCCCTCCCTAAATGTCTAGTAGTATCGCGGCGTCCAGGCGATCTCGACGTTCTTGGTCTCCGTGCCTGCGACTGTGATTGCGTTGATTCCCGGTGCCAGCCTGAAGCCGCCGGTCAGGAAAGCCTCCCCGAGCGCGCTCACCACACTCACGCCGCCCTTGGTCGCTCTGAACCGCTCGCAGTCCACAACCACCGACTCGCCAGTCCCAATGGCCATGGTCAAGCCCAGCGTCTGTCCTGTAGTTGCATTCGTGACAACCGGATTCGTGACAGCTCCCGCGATGGTCACCACGGGACTCACCGAAGCGCTCCCGGGGTTGTTTACATCGGCGGACGGCGTAGTAATCGTCACGCTCTGATCAGCCCCAAGCAGAAACGGGCTGGCTGCCCTGAACCCGATGTCCAGAGTGAACAGCCGCCCGCCGTGTCGCCCGGTAATGTACGCGTGGTCGATGCTCTCGCCGTAGACGAGCATATATCGCTCTGACAGCTCATGCCTGTAGAGCTTGAGGGGATTCGCCCTGTAGACGAACCCCGCCACCATCTCACGTATTCGGTCTGCATCATCCTTGCTCAGGCCCTGAAGCGTCCCGGTGACCCTGATGTCCCGGGGCTTCAGCCGGATCATGCCTGCATCGATCACCTGGCCATCATGGCCCTCGATCTCCACGCCCGGCAACTCGGCTTCCATGGGCCAGCCCTGCAGCGACAGCTCGCGAGGGAGCAACATCATCTCGCCGAGCGCGTTGATCACCTTGACTTGCATCATGCACCACTCCCCAAGAGAGCCAGATCAGCTCTGCGACCCAGGGACTCCATCAGCTGGTCGAAGTCCTCCTCGCCCGAGCTGTAGATGTTGATCGTGCTGATTGAGTAGTAGTTATTGACCACCGCCTCGGCGGCGCCGTTTGCAGCCGCCTGCCCGCCTGCGTACACCAGGAACGCATCCCTCATTGAGTAGATGGCCCTCTCCACGCTGGCAGCATACACAGGCAACGAGTCCAGCACCCTCAGCGGGCGCATGAGTTCTACCAGCAGATCTCTAGTTGGGCCCGTGATCTCGCTGATCTGCGTTCCCGCCTTGCCGCCCTGGTCCTTATCGATGCCGTAGTCTTTGCGCCAGTCCGCCTCGATGGTCGGAATATGCACCCCTAGCCAGCCCAAGAGCGCATTGATGGTCTTGGCTACGGCGTTGTAGATCCCTACGATGACGTCTGCCACCCACGCGAAAACCGCCGCAACCGCCCGGATAACGGGAGTCAGTATCCGCACCAGGATGTCGATGATCGGCACCAGCGGCGCTATGAGCTGCCCGAACATGTCGATTAGCTCTTCGATGATAGGGTTCAGCGCGTCGACTAGCGCCGCGAACTGTCGGCTCTTCATGACCATCTCGGCCAGAGTCATCATAAAGGCCTTGACCGGGCTATCGTAGGTCGCTGCATTGCGCTGGAACGAGACGATGACATCGCCCACGGCCCCGAGGTTGCGTAGGATGCTGTCGGCCAGGGTCTTGCCCCAGCTTTTCTCCCTGTCGCCGATCATGCCGTCGATCTGCTCCAGGGCCATCTTGGCCGCCAGCGCGTAGAACTCCCAACCCTCGCCCATGGCCTCGTATTTCAGCTGCAGGGCTCTCATGGTTTCGCGGATGCCCTTGAGCTCGTCTAGCTTGGCCTCGTTAGCTAGGGCCATGACGGTCTCGTACATCCTGCTAACTGCGCCGGCACGCGCATTGGCGTTCTGCTGAGACGCTTCGGCTACCGCGGCCTCGCGCTGGATGACCTGCTGAGCCGTGACGAGTCCGAGGCGTTGCCTTAGCGCCCAGGCCTCTTCTTCGCCCGTGGCGACCTCCTGTGCCGCGCTCTTGCGAGCCATCGCAACCTCATGCTCCAAGGCGATCCTGAGTTCGGCGCTCATTTCCTCCTCGTCGAGGATTGCCTGGAGCGCTTCGGCCATTTGGCCGCTCGACCAGTCCTCAAGGGCGGCGATCCGCTGCACGGCCTGCTGCCGCACCTTCACGCGGGCATCCTGGGCCCGGATTTCGTCTTCAACCGCCTTCGCAGCCTCCTTGGCCTGCTTCTCGGCGTCAGCCGCTGCCTTGTCAGCAGCCTTCTTCCGGTTCAACGCCACCTCATACTCGAGGTCAGCCCGCAGCTCGGCAGACATCTCTTCGGTGTCGAGCACCCGCTGGATGGCGTCCGCGATCCGCCCGTAGGTCCATTCGTTGAGTTCGGCCTCGCGTTTCGCCGCCAGAACCAGTCCCCGAACCTTCTCCTCCTGGGCCTTGGCCGCTTCGGTCGCCGCTTTCTCCGCGGCTTTCGCGGCCTTCTCCGCCGCCTTCTCCTCGTCCGCGGCAGCCTTCTCCGCGGCTTTCTTCTTGTTGACGGCCACGTCATTCGCGAGGTCGGACTTGAGGCGGGCACTCATGGTCTCGGTATCGATGACTGCCTGGAGAGCATCAGCGACCTTCTCATAGGACCAGTCCTCAAGATAGGCCAAGCGCTGTATCTGCGTGACCCTGTCGCGGACCCGCTGTTCCTGTGCTCGCTCAGCTTCACGAGCCGCCTGTTCAGCGGCACGTGCCGCGTCCTCCGCTGCCTTCTTCTCGTCTGCAACGGCCTTGTCTGCCGCGCGCTTGCGGTTGACCGCCACGTCGTTGGCCAGGTCGGAGCGCAGCTTCGCGCTCATCTTCTCCGTGTCCAGCAGCTCCTGAATCGCGTCAGCTATCTGGGAGAATGACCAGTCCTCCAGGTAAGCGGCCCTGGTGATAGCTGTCACGCGCTCCCTGACCGCATCATCCTGGGCCCGAGTCGCCTCGGCCGCCGCCCTTTCCGCTTCCTTGGCCTGTTGCTTAGCCGCCTTCGCCGCATCGTCTGCGGCTTTCTTCTCGTCAGCGGCCGCCTTGTCCGCGGCGCGCTTGCGATTCATTGCGACCTCGAACGCGAGATCCGAGCGCAGGTCGGCCGTCATCTCCTCGGTGTCCAGGATCTCCTGTAGGCCGTCGGCGATCTGCTCGTAAGTCCAGTCATGGAGCTGGGCCTCACGCTGCACTGACTTCTGCAGTGCCCTGACCTTTTCGTCCTGGCTAAGCTCAGCGTCACGCGCTGCCTTCTCTGCTTCGCGGGCTTGCTTCTCTGCGGCCTTCGCGGCCTCGTCAGCCGCTTTCTTCTCAACCTCCGCCGCCGTATCCGCTGCCCGTTTCCGGCTGAGGGCCACGTCGAACGCCAGATCCTCCCGCAGGTCGGCGCTCATCTCTTCCGCATCGAGCACCTTCTGGATGGCATCGGCAATCTGCTCGTAACTCCACTCCTCAAGGGTCGCCTGCCGCTGGATCTGCTCCACCCTGTGACGCACGCTCTGATCTTGCAGGCGCATGGCTTCTTTTGCTTGCCGTTCGGCTTGCCGCAGGGCTTCCTCAGAGGCCTTCTTCTCGGCTTCCGTAGCCTCGTCCCTGGCGCGCTTCAGATTCATGGCGACGTCATGTGCGAGCTGTGACCGGAGGTCAGCGCTCATCGTCTCGGTATCCAGAACCTTCTGGATGGCTTCGGCTACCCGCGTGTAGCTCCATTCCTCGAGGGCAGCAGCCCGCTGGATCTCCGTAACAGCTGCCCGAACCCTTGCATCCCGGGCTCGCGCCTCCTCTTGGGCCAGCCGCTCGGCTTCCCTGGCTCGCTTCTCAGCCTCGCGAGCCGCTTCGTCAGCAGCCTTCTTCTCATCGGCGCTTGCCTTGTCTGCAGCACGTTTGCGATTGACGGCAACCTCGTATGCGAGATCCGATTGCAGCTCGGCGCTCATGACCGCAGTGTCGAGCACTTCCTGGAGGGCGTCGGCCACTTGGTTGTATGACCACTCCTCTAGGTAGGCCTGCCGCTGGATGGCCTCGACGCGGTCTTTCACGCTCTGGTCCCTCTGGCGTTCCGCCTCCTGTGCCAGACGCTGGGCTTCACGAGCGGCGTCCTTGGATGCTTTCTCTTCGGCGGCAGCCGCCTCCTCGGCGAAGCGCTTTCTGGCCATGGCGACACGGTGTGAGAGCTCGTACCTGAGACCCGCCGTCATCTCCTCGGTGTCCAGAACCCTCTGGATCGCATCGGCTATCTCGGCGAGGGTCGCGTCCTCGAGCTCTGCGGCCCGGTCTATCGCCTCGACACGTGACTTGACATGCGCATCCTGAGCCTTCTCCGCTTCCCGCGCCCGTCGCTCGGCCTCCCGGGCCTGCTGCTCCGCAGCCTTGGCTGCCTCGTCTGCCGCCTTCTTCTCATCCGCAGCAGCTTTGTCGGCAGCACGCTTGCGGTTCATCGCGACCTCGTAGGCAAGGTCAGACTGAGTGCGAGCAGCCATCTCCTCGGTATCAAGTATCTCCTGCAGCGCATCGGCAATCTGGCCGTATGACCAGCTGTTGAGCGCCGCCTCGCGCTGCACAGCCTCGATCCTGTCGCGGACGTACTGCTCTTGCTGGGTGGTTGCCTCTTTGGCTGCTTTCTCCGCATCACGAGCTGCCTTCTCAGCAGCCTTTGCGGCATCATCAGCGGCCTTGTCGGCTGCGTTCTTTTTGAGTGAGGCCACCTTGTATTCGAGGTCGGCACGGAGCTTGGCGCTCATGGTCTCGGCATCTAGAATCTTCTGAATGGCGTCGGCTGTTCGCTCATACCCCCAGTCTTCCAGAGCGGCCTTGCGCTCTACGTCCTGAACAAGCCCGCGGACAAAGTCGTCATCGGATACACCTTCGCGCACCTTGCGACGGACGCTCTCGTACCCTGACTCTATCTCCTTGACGGCCGCTGCCACCGCAGCTGCCCACTGGTCAGCTGTCGTCCCTGATGTCTCAGTAATTGCGTCATTGATGACCTTGGTGAGAGTATTCGCTCGCGTCGTCGCCCAAGTCCTTGCCACAGGGTCGTCTGAGGCGAGAGCCGCTGCAATCGCGTCCCATTCATCGATGAGTCCACCGTATACATCACGGTTGAGTTCTCGCACCTTCGCTCCATACTGTGCGAACTGATTCTCCGCGCTCTTGGAGGCACTCTTGGCGCTCTCCTCAAACTGTTTGCGGATGCTCTGGAAGCCAGACTTCACTTCGATGGATGCTGCGTTTGCGGCTTGCGTCCAGTCTCCTTCAAATTGTGTTAGTGCCTCGGTAATGACCTTCAGGAGCGCCCGCCGGCGAGCCTCAGCCCACGTCCGCACCGCCGGGTCAGTTGACGCAAGTCCTCGCTCGATGTCAGCCCAGCCCTTCTGGAGTGCGCCGTATGCGTCCTTGCTCAGAGCTTTGACCTTCTGCCCGAAGGCTTCCCAGTCTGACAAGGTCTGAGCGGCCGCTTGCGACCCGGGAGTAGCTGTACTTGGTGCGGGCGGGGGCCCTGGTGTGACGCGGCTTACTGACTCACCAGGCTTGAGTTTCTGGTGCTCCGCAAGTTCTTCTTCAGCTTTTCGGAGCTCGATTACGGCAGCCGTAGCCTTCTCGATTATGGCGCTCAGGGTGCTGTATCTGTCATATAGAGTGTTGTACTGCTTCTCAATCGCCGCATACTGCGTCGCAGGCGGCGCTCCAGACGGCGAGAATACCCCCGCCTTGAACGCGGCGTCGAGTATCGCGTCCCGGGCGGCGTTGGTCGTCGCCTGCTCGAGCTTGAAGATGACCTGGCGCATCTTGAAGTATTGCTCTTGCACGCCAACGAGGTCCTTGGACACCTGTTCGAACTCGGCACCGTAACGCCTGATCGTCTCCTCGTGCCGTGGCAGCTCGTATTTGACGCGCATCGCGGCGAGCTGGAGTTGGTCGTTGCGCAGGCTCCAGAGTTGCTCGCGGTACTGCTTGGCCGCCTCGGCGTTCCCGATCAGCGCCTTGCCCATGTCGTCAAACCCGGTGACGGCGGTGGGCGCCAGGCGCACGATCTCGTCTATGACTTGTCTGAGCCGCTCGTGCTCCTCTTGAGACCTGTCCGGCTTGCCCTCGAGCTCCTCATACTCCTCGATCAGGTCATCCAGTGCCGACGCCTGCCGCTCGTATGCATCGGCCTGCGACATGGCCTCGTTGATGGCCTCGCGGGCACTGGATATCTGGCGGTCGATCTGGCCCTCCAGATCGCGCACAGAGCTCACCAGGCCGTAGATCGCGGAGCCAACCGCAGTGACTGCCACTATCCAGCCGGCAGGGCCGGAGAGCAGATTGACCAGTCCTCCTACGGCAGCCATGAGCGGTCCGATAGCCGCGGTCACTGCCGCAAACGCTATCGCCGCCTGCTTCGCTCCGTCCGGCAGTTCCGTGAATGCCTGTATCAGGGGCTTGATCCGCTCCAGGGCGTCGTTGAGCATGGGCAAAAGCTCGGAGCCGAACGCCCGCCCGAGGTTGGCGATCTCGTTCTTGAATAGCTGCGCCTGAGCGGCGGATGTCTGCATCTGCTTCTCGAAGGCGCGCTCCGCAGCCCCGGACGCCGTCGACATGGCCTCGAGGTCCGAGTTATAGTCCGCCATCTCGTTCCTAGTGAGGCCCAAGGCGCCCTTGAGCGCCCGCACGTTATTGAACAGCGTGGCCATGGCCTCGATATTGCCGCCGGTGGCCTGATACACGTCCTCCATGACACCCGCCAGACCCTTAGAGGCCAGAGCGGCGGCGTTGAACTCGATGCCCAGGCTCTCGGCGTATTCCGCCGCCTCCTCGCTGGGTTGAATTATCGTGAGAATGGCCTGGTTGATCGCTGTAGCGGCTTCCGCCGCCCCAACACCGCCCTTGGTGAGGGTAGCGAATGCCGCAGCCACTTCCTCAAACTGAACGCCTGCGACTGCGGCGGTCGATATGACCTGCCCCAGGTTGCCGGCGATTTCCTCAAACGTCAATTTGCCTCGGTCCATGGCGCGGAACATCATGTCGGCGAGTTCGCCCGCCTGTGAGGCCTCCATGCCGTAGGCGTTGATGGCCGATGTGAGTGCGTCCATGGCCACTGCGGTTGATGTAGCGCCCGCCTGCCCGGCCTTGGCCGCAACCTCTAGCACCTGCATGGCTTCTGCCACGTCGGTGATGCCCGAGCCGATGGCGTCATAGAGCCCTGCGGCGAGCTGTTGTGCGCTCTGGGGGATGGAGGTGGACATCTGCTCGATCTGCGATGCCAGCGACTCCAACTGAGCCTTGCTCTGGTCGGTGATGGTCCATACTTTGGCCATGGCCGACTCGAAATCCGCTGACGCCTTGGCCGCGAACCCAGTAAGCGCACTCAAGGGCAGACTTAGCCCGATGGACATCTGCGAGCCGAGCTGGCTCATCTCCTGGGCTGTCGCCTTGATGCGCTCCGCGACAGACCCCATCTGGGTATTCATCTGCTGAGCAGCCTCAGCTGCCTGCTCCATGCGGCTCCGGACGCTCTGCAGTTGCTGTGCGAGTTCCTGCACCCGTTCGTTCGTCGGGCTTACGCCTGCGGACAGGAGTTGATCGAGCGCCTGCTCCAGGGCTCTGGCCTTTGCCGCGTTGCCGTCAAACGACTCGCCGAGCAGCTGCTGCTTGGCGGATGCCGCATAGATGGATGCCCCGAGCTGTTCCATAGCGGCGTTGACCGTCTGCTCCATCCTCGCAGCGGCCTCGCGGTACTTGCCGTCGAGCGTGACGAGCTCCTTCGTCACCTGCTGAACGCCCTGCTGAAACTTCGTATAGTCAAGGCCGAACTCGGCCCATATAGACCCCATACTGCCCCACGGCATATAGCTCACCACCCCGGCATGAAAACAGGCCAGAAGCTCATCATGTGCCCCTGGCCTCGCGCTTGTTCTGATACTCCTCCAACCACTCTAGCGAAACCGGCCCCTGTTGCACTGGCTCGGTAGGCCGTCCGCCCTTGGCTCGGGCTTCAGCTTCCTTCCGCGCTTGCTCACGCAGCTGCATCAGACTGTGGGCACACAACTCGTCCACGCAGAACGCCTCATACGCGCCCACCCCCGGCATGTAGTCACTCGGTCGCCTGCCGAACTCCTTCGCCACTACCGCCAGCCTCAGCACCAGTCCCCGGTCCTGGGCGAAAGGATTCGAGGGCCACTAGCCCTCCCTGCGCGTAGTTAAAGAGGTCGATCTTCTGCTGGTCGGTCAGGAACTCGCCGACCTCGTCCCACGAAGGTTCCAAGAGCACAGCCCGGGCCACAGCGTCGATCATCGCAACGGCTTGCGCCGTAGTATCAGTGTCATCCCGCGCAACCGCTACGAATTCGTCGGCGTCGCTATAGGCGTGCTTGAGCAGTGTGTTGGGCACCTGCCCGCTGGCTATCAGGCTCGTCATAGAAACCCGGCGGACCTTCACTTGGATGGTCTCGCCGGGCTCCCAACCGTGTATGTCGATGACCTGCGTTGCCTTGCTGAGGAACTCCTCAGCGGTAATCGGTTTTCGTTCCTGGTTCATGCCATGTCCTCCCTATGCAGTCCGGCTTATTCGGCCGATTCGGCCGGCGGCAGCGAGGCCACCGTCTCGATGGAGAAGGGGCCCTTGCTGGTCGTGCTGTTCTCGGTGCTGGTGATGGTGTAGCTCGGCACCATGAAGTTCCGGTCCTGCTGCGTGAACGCGGGGATCCGGCCCTTGGCGTAGTTCAGGGTCACCTTCTTGTAGGCCTCGATGTCGCCGGCTGTCTTCGCACCGTCGCCGTAGATCGCCGAGTAGATCTCGGCCTTGAACGGCGTCCTGGTCGTGTCGCTCATGGTCGGGGCATTATAGACAGCTGTGTCTCCAGTGCCGGTAATCGTTCCTCCGCCGATCAGCTTCATGGCCTCGATGTCCAGCGTGGCGTCCTTGAATGTCGCCGTGAGCGAGGTGAGCACGTCATCCTCCTTCACCGTGGCGATCAGCCTGTCGCCGCCGCGCAATTCAGTCTCCTGGCCCTCCTTGATGTTAGGCGAGTAGGAGACTTCCTGCGGGGTGTCGATCCTGATGACTTTGCCATCGGCCTTGGTGGAGCCGTCCTGTTTGAGCTCCGTGAGCACGACGAGTTTCACGCCGTACACATTGCATGCCATTGTTTATCACCCTCCGCGTGGAATTCTGAAATCGATTCGCTTCCCGACCGCCTGCAGGTCGGGGTCGTAGTAGTCGCGCATCGTCTGGTCCCACTCGAGCGCGAACCTGCGCCCGTTGGTCCCCGTAAGCTCCGCGTTGTGCAGAAGCCGCTTGACCTCTGCCACAGCCGCATCCACGGGCACGTAGCTGCCCTCGGCGAAATACAACCAGATGGACACGAGCTGGAAGCGCCCCGCCCGGTTGAACGGCGCTGGGGTCTCCTCGCCTATCTCGATCACGCCGTAGGGTTTGGGCGTGTCCTTGGCCGGCTGATGCGGCTGCTTCCAGACGCGCACAGTGGTGCAGTTGTCGGTGAGATACTGATAGAGCGTCGCCCTCATTTGGTCAGCAACTCCTTGGCGGCGTCGAAGAACTCAGGCGCGAACCGCTGCGCCGTGGGTTCGAGGATGGGCCGCCGGCCCCTGCGGCTCAGCTCGAGGTATACGCCATATTCCACCGTATGGGCTATGCGCACCTTGAGCTTGCCGTCTGCCTCAGCGGCCTCCCCGAACAGTCCCTGACGTGCGTGGCCGGTCTGGTCTTGCCACGGCGCGTTCTGCTTGGCGTAGGCCTCCATCTGCGCGGCAGTCTGCATGCCGAGTGCATGGAGCGCCGTCCGCATTCGGTCCTCGTATCCCTGGAGGTTGCCTATCACGTTATCGAGCCCCGGCATGGCGTCAGCTCACCTCCTCGAGATCGGCATGTATCGCTGTAACCGCCCCGCCTGTGCTGGCCGGGCTGACAGTGCGCACAATAAAGCGCCGGCCATCCACGATGGCACTCTCAGTCAGTTGCGCCTCACGCGTCGTTACCACTGTCGCTTCGCCAGTGAGGATAATGGCGTATACAGGGAACGTTGGCGACAGAAACACCCACTCACGGTGGACTGTGGGTCTAGCCGTCTGAAACTCGTCGCCCGTAGCTATGTCTGCGTCCCATGTCGCTAGCAACCCCCATCCCACGGCCCGCACGTGGCCGCCGACACCTGCTGCTTCAGTTGAGGCCCCCGCCGTCATGAAGATGCGCACAGTTTGGGCCGGCAGCTCCACCGTCTCGCGGTAGGAACCTCCGGCCCCGTCGTCCACCTCTTGTGTTCGCTTGATCACGATGTTTGTGGGGTTGCGCGCGATCTGGCGTTCTACGTTCCGTCTGGCCTGTGCTACGTTCATGGGCGCCACTCCTCGGCGGGCTTGACTCGCAGCATCACGCTGCCGGGCCTCGACGCCTTGGCCATGGATGCATATCGTTCAGCCATGCCCAGGGCGTAGGCCACCCGATCCCTGAGCGACACCAACTGCTCAGTCTCCTGGCCCAAGGTTAACCGTTCGACGTCGCCCATCTCCGATTGGAGCATCCCGGCTTTCATGGTCCATCCCATGGCGGCGGCCGCAAACACGTTGGCCGACTCTAGCAGGATCTCATCTAGATCCTCATCGAGCAGGCGCGTATCGGTGTCACGGCCGCTTTCCGGGATCCGCTCATCTAGGAGCTTGCGCAGCCTGGTTCTCAGTTCTGGGGTAGGCACCATAGCTAATCACCTTTTTTCTGCTTGCTGCCGCCCTTCTTGCCTTTGCCCTTGGCCCCTGATCTAGTCTCAGTTGCCGCCGGCGCTTCCTCCGGCATCTCAGATACCTCGTCTGACGTTCGCGTCTCAGGGGCCGGCTCGTCTTGCGCTTCAGGTCCTTCAGTCGGTGGTTCAGCCGGTGTCTCGTCTATTGTCGGAGACTCTCCCGACGTAATATCTGGAGTTTCCTCCAGATCCGGCTTGTTCTCGACAATTTGCTCCTCTGCCGCCAAGGCCACCTTGTCCCCGTCTACCGCCTGGTAGCGTTCGCACATGGTCTCTGCCTCCGCGCCAGCGTTGCTCCACCGCCTCATAGGCGTATCGGGATGGCATCTCATCGCCGGCAGTCCGGAAAGATCAGCGCCCGGTCTCCACGGAAACCAGGCGCAGTCCTTACATCTGGCCATTCAGATCACCGCCCTACGGAAGAGTGATCTCTTCGACCGCGTTGGCCGGGCTGGCCACGACGCCGCGCCTGGCCCTGGCGACGATGAGCTCCTCGACGAGCCTGGAGACATCGGCGTTGCCAGCGTCGACCATCAGGTCATGCTTGACCAGCTCGCGGAAGTACTTCTGCCCCTCGATGAGGTATGCCTTGTTCGGGTCTACGCCGGGATACTCATAGACCCGCTCTCCGACAGTCGTAGACCAGCCGTCGTAGAAGATTAGAGTATCAATACCCGACACCGCCGGATACTCGGTGCCGCCGACCACCATGCGCTGGAGAACCTCCTCGATGTCCCAACGCTTGCTCGAGTGAGCCAGCAGGATGTTGGGGCGCCTGGGCGACCTGGTGTCGGTGTTCCGATCCTGGCTCGCGTGGATGAGTGCGGCCTTCAGAGTGTTGCGCAGCTTCTCCCTGTAGGTCGCGCCCGTCGCATCTGCCCCCGTCTTGTTCTTTGCAGCGTATTTGAAGCTAATGATTGGATACAGGTGCAGGTGGTTGAGGAGCGCGTTATAAGCCTCGCCCAGCGCGCGATTGAGCTCCGTGACCTCCCAGGTCTTGTCGTAGACGCGCATATCCTCGGTGATCTGGAAGCCTGTCGCCCAGGTCACGATGGGCACGGTGTCCTTGGGCCCGATTTTCCGGGAGCCCAGCTTGATCTCGTCAAGCTCCATGTGTTCTAAGAACACAACCTGAGCGTTCACGAAAGGCCTAATGTCCACGTGCTCTGTGAAGTTTGCGTCCTCGATGCGCCGATAAATCGGCGAATAGAGCAGTGGCACCTGTTCCCGCCCGAGTTCCATGTCAATGACACTTTTCTGCACGAGCTCATAGAGGCCAGCAGGCGTGGTAAGCATTTCGCCCATAGGCTTCGTGAGCTCAAACGTTTCCATTTCGCCGTTGACGATGCGCTTCTTGACGGAACCGAGCTTGCCGCCGGGGCCGATGAAGGGCACGTCCACCTCGATGCTCTGCTTGCGCCGTTCCGCTCGCAGCGTGTCAATGCTGAGTATTTTCACGTGTTGTCACCTCTCAATCCTTATGTAGCCTACTCGGCAGCCATCAGGCCAGCAGCCTGGAGTGCAGCCAGCAGTGCCCTGAGCGCCGTGCGCACATCTTCTGCGGTGGCATCCGCGGCACATGCGACGTTGGCTGCCACCCGGGCAAGCGCTGCGGTAGCGTCAGCCTGTGCCGCATCCGCGTTCGCGTTAACCTCGTTGATGGCCCCGACCAGAGAGCCCTTCTCGGTCGTGGTCAGCGTGGTCATCGCGCCGATTGCCTCCGCGGCCTCGTCGTTGATGATCCCGGGAGCCAAGCGGAACCAGATCACGCCTCCGGCGTCCTTGGCCGCAGTGACTACACCCGCGAGCACGGGTGTGGGTGTCTCCGTGAACTCCTTCTCTGTATCGTCCCAGTAGATTTTGGTACCCACAGCGAAGCTCTGAGTCTTGTCGATCTGGCTGGTTTCATACTCGCCAGGCTCGATGTTGAGAACGAGGCCCTTTGTCTCTCCCGCGCCAGTCACAACGTGCTGAGCTGCCAGCCCGAGAAACCCGTCGAGCCGGACGAATGCGCCCTGCTCAACCGTGGTGTTTTCGGGCACGGTCACCCTAACCGACTTGCCGTCGCTTACCTTGCGTCCCATTAATCTGTCACCTCCAAATCCCTATATGGCCTGCCGCTTGGTGCGGAGGCTCGTGGACTGCTGTGTGCCGCCGTTGCTCATAGGTACGGGCTGGTCCGTGTAGAGCTTGCTGAGCGCGGCCTTGATCTTGTCGTCGCCGAGCAGCTTGTCGATCTCGCCAGCGACCTGCTCCTTGGTAGCCCCCACCGGCACGACAAGTATGCGCCTGACGAGATCCTGCGCCATCTCGCCCTTGACCTTCTCAGCGACGACCTCATCCACCATCGCGTCATGAGTCGCCTGAGCCTGAGCGGTGACGGCCTCGGCAGCGGTCTTGGCTGCCTGGACCACGTCCATCTCGCCGGACACTCCCAGCGCCTCGCGCACCTGAGCCAGCGTGGCCGCTGCATCCATGGCCGTCTTGACGTCAGCCATCTCGCCTGCCACCGCCTGAGATGTCAAACCCATCTCGCCAATGACCTGTCCCAGTGTTACTTCTTTGCTGTCCAGCATGGTTTTTAACTGGCCCACAATTTCTTTCCAAGTCAATTTTCCTTCACCTCCGGTATCCATTTCGCCCGATGAGACGGGCTCGTAGACGCGTTTGAGTTCGACCTCGACCGGGTTGCCGAGGATCACTTTGTCCCCGTCTACGGCGTAGTCGAACTTGTACAGCTTCCGATCAACGCCTTTGCCGCCGTATGAGACAATGACATAGCTCTCATACGTGCGCTCTACCCAGCACCAACGGTCTGTTCCGTCCACCCGGAGCTTGCGCCCGGCGGCCTGGCCCAGCGCTTCGCTGAGATCTTCCAAGCTGCCATCCATCTCGCCGAACGGCGGTATCGAGTCCATCTCCCCCATGGCCACGATCTGCGTAGGCATGCCGGCCCTGCGCGGCGGGGTCCAGTCTATACTGAGCGGCTCATAGCCGATGACCTTCGTCTCCCCGTTTTCGTAGGCCAATTTGGGCATACCCCAGATCGAGACCGTCTTGACGGTCCCGCCCCGGATCCACCGTTTGAGATCCGCAGCAGCCTTGTCGATGAGGCCTCGGAAGTACGCTGAGCCGTCCCGCCAGATGGCACCCACCCAGTGAGTGACCGGTGTCCTGAATTCCCAGTCGACGTTTCCGGGGGCTTGGTGCCCTGAATAGCCTGGCAGCCCTTCTGCGTTAACCACATCAACGATGTCCTGCAGCGCCCTGGGCAGGTAGTCCCACCCGCGTTTAGAGCGGCCTGCAGGGATCTCCACAACGACCTCCAGTGGATCCTCATCACCCTCTTTGAGAGCTTCCATGTCCACGGCTGGCGACACGGGGATCTCAGACACAGACATTTCCCCGCAGACGGTAGCAGTGACGCGCACCATCTCTCCGCTAAGGCTCTCAGGCGGTTCCAGCTCGAGTTCCTCGTAGTGCTTGAGAAGATGCTGCCTGGCCTGTTCTCGCTGGAGCGACGTCAGGTCGGGGCTGCTCCGGGCTCCCGCGAGGGCAGCCGCCGCAGCAATCAGGCCGGACCGGTTGAGGACTACAGTCCCGTCCTCGCGGACCTCGTGGTGAGGCCCCCAGCAATCGGCTTCGGCCAGATCCTTGTTCACCGGGGCCTTGACGGCCGCGTAGACCTCGCGGATCGCATCGGCTGCGCCGTCCGCGCCGTCGTCGAGCCCCTGTTTCAGTAGCTTCCAGATCGCGCTCTTGTCTACATCCGCCCAGGGCTTGCCGCTCGCCGTCGTGGATATTTCAAATCTCTCCGGCACTGGCTCACCTCCCTTCAGGGCATAAGAAAACCGCCTCGGCCTTCGCCTTGGCGGTTCACTATTTTTAGGCCGCGTCAGCCCGGCTACTCGGTCCGGTTTAGAGCGTCGAGCTTGGCCTTAAATTCCTCAATGCTTATCTCGAACTTGCGAGCGAACTCGCGCATGCGCCGAGCGCTCAGACGCCCGCGCGCCCTGCGCTCCCTGTTGCCCCTGCGTTGCCGCTCCACGCGCTTGCTCAGCGCACGGAGCTCGGCGTCCGTTCTGCACACGATGTATTCATGGCCGCAGTGAGCACAGATGAAGAATGTCGTTTCGATCTCGCCATCCCGGCGGGCCTGAGGCGCCACCGCGAACACCCGTCCGCACTCGTCACACAGGGCCTCCATCATCCACCACGCTCCTTCGCCTTCGCAGCCTCGTGCCTCTCGTTCAGTATCTTGATGGTGCCTTCCGCATTCACAGCCAGGCGCTCTAGATTCCTGAGCTCCCTGATCTGCTTCCGGCTCAGCGTGCCCAACCTCTCCGCCGCGCGGAGCATGGATAAGTTCGGGCCCAGTTGGGCGAAGTAGGTGAGCTTTCCATCACGACGATAACTGGGCATCTCATCCCATACCGCTGTGCACTCCACTACCCAGTCCATCAGGCGATACGTGGCGCGTATCCACATGTCGTATTCGAAGTAGTGCACGCTGCCCACGGATCATCACCGCGCTTTGTAGACCTCGTTATACCATTTCTCCAAGTCCGGCTCGCTACCCGGGTCATCCCGCCAGTTCTTCAACCGCTCCACAAACTCCTTCGTGTCCTCTACTAGGGGGGCTACTGTGCATAGGCAGTTTGCGTGCGGGTACGGCGGCTCGTCGCCCGCCGGGTATCCTCCCGGTCCCAGACCATATAGGTCGGCGCTTGCGAGATCATCACATATGTCTGGCACCGGATGGCTACTAGATAGCAGCCAGCGCACGCCCTTATAGGCCGGATTCACTCGCCCGGACGCATACGTCCCCTCCATGAACGCCATGGACATCTCCGACCGGGCGAGCCTGAACGCCTCGTAACACAGATCCTTCGGCACTCGCTTGCCAATGCGGGCCATCATGCCGGGGTAATCCCCTGCCATGGTCGCCGCACCGTGCTTGACGTATTGCTCCAGGTCTCGGGCCACCTGTACGGAGTCGCGACCGCGGGCTACACCGTCCAGGATGATGCTGCGCATGGTGTCCCGCGCGTTGTCCGAGGTCTGCCAGATCCGGTCCGATAGCTTCATGCCGTTGCGCGTCCGGGCCCATATGGCCTCTACGGCAGCGGTGTTGACGTCGCCGAAGCCCCTCTGGACGCGGACCATATCAAGCCGCAATCCTGCGGACTGCAGGCAACTCGTCATATGCGCTTGCAGCGACCTGCCCCCAAGCCCTGTGGCCTGCTGCAGGTCGCTCCTGAGTCGGCCTTCCAGAGCCCGCCGGATGTTCTCAGCTTCGCGCGTCAGGCTCTTCTCCAGCGCCCGCAGGTGGTTGCGGGTAAGGTCGCTGGCGCCTGGAGCGAGCCGTGCGATGTCATCGGCGACGTTGGCAGCGGCCTTGACGTAGATCTCCCGGATGGCCGGCTCCTGTTTGAGGCGCAGCGACAGATACTCGCTCCTGGCCTCCAGAATGTAGCGCACGAACTCCTCGTCGCTGTCGGTCTTGATCTTCATGATGTTCCGCCAGAGTTGCTTGGAGAAGGTCGACATGATCAATCACCCGCGTCCCGGGCTGCCTTAGCGGCCTCCTGCAGGGCCTTGTCGATCGCCTTCAGCTCCTCTTCGTTTGCGGCCGCGTCGTCCAACCTCGCCATGAGGATCCGGTCCTTGATGATGCGCTCACGTTCTCCCGGGAGCTCTGGATTATCCGAGATCCACTCGGCCATGGTGTCGACAAGTCGCGCCAGGAACATAGCCGCCGCCTCTGTCGACAGGAACCCGCCCAACACTCCGGTGTTCAGCGCCTGGGTGGTCTTCCACAGCGCATCGGCTACCTCGCCGTCATCGCGTGGGTCGATCTCGTCCCAGAGGACTGTCGTGGCATATGTCGCGAATGCCTTGTTCTCGCCGGCTGCCGTCATGGCCAGGGCCATGCGGGCCACCATCTGCCACTCTTCGGTGAAGTGTTCCCGCTTGCGGGCCACGCGCCTGATTAGGATCGGCATCTGCTCTTTGACGCTCGACAGGCTCGACGGCGTGTGGACCCCGAACGCGA